CGCGACGTGGCCCGGCGTCAGGACGCGGATGAATATCTCCGGCACCTCCATGAAACCGTCGACCGTGACGGTGCGCTCGACGATGCGGACCTGGTCCAGCTTCTCCTCGCCGTTGGTCATCGTCGCGTGCATGAAGATGACGTTCTCGGGCGCGACGTGGACCCAGTAGGGCCGCATGTTCTCGATCTTGTCGTCCTTCAGCGTGCGCTTCTTGCCGGGAGGCTTCGGCGCGGCGCGCGGCATGTCGATCAGGACGTGGGCGAACCCCTTGCCCACTCCGTTGCGCATCCAGTCGCGGCAGAACACGCCGATGTCGGTGCCGTTCAGGTCGATGTTCTCGGCCAGCCCCGGCTTGCTGGGGTCAGGCATCCCGGTCTTGGGGTCGGTGACGCCGCGGATCTCCGGCGGCACGTCGTCGTCGAGCTTCAGCGGCTCCTCGAACGGCTTGCCGATCAGGTTGTCCAGCGTGATCTCGGTGATGTTGAGCAGGTAGGACGTCTTCAGCCTGTTCTGGTAGTTGTCCTGCGCCTCCTCCGTGTGCTTCGGCAGGAACGACTCGCCGTGCTCGCGCATCGTCTCCGTGCCGCCCAGGATCGCGTTCATCACGAACCACCGCGGCGACATCTTGTCGTAGGCGGCGCTGGTGACCGACGGGTCGGTGGGTGACGGCTTGCTGGTCGAGAGGACGGACATGGTTATCGGAGTCTATGTTAAAAGGAGCGTCGGGATAAGACCGTGGGCTTGTGTTTTTGGTGATAACGTGTCTCGTCCAAAATATGATCCTCGGACTCCGTATCGATGTCATCCGGGTCTTTATCGCTGCGAGAAGCCGATGGTACCAGTTCGATGAACTGCGGGCAGCAGTCGAACACGAAGAATCCGGGCTTCTCGCGCGGTCCCCCCTCGACCGGCGGCAGCGCGTTCTTGAAGTCCTGTCGCATCTTCTCCCATCCCAGCTTGCGCGACCCGGGCCGCTTGTCCGCGCGCTCCCAGCGAATCTTCTCCTTGGCCATGTCGTCCGAGATGCAGACGCCGTTCTCCTTGTCGAAGATCGACGAGTCGGCAGGTCCAGGGAGAACGCGGCTCCTGATGCCCCAGTCGTCCTCGCGGTCGCGGATGCCCTTGGCCACCTCGCCTGCCGTCATCTTCAGACCCACGTTGCGCTCGCCGTTCCAGCCGTACCACTCGGCGATGCGGTAGGTGTCGCCCGGTACCGATCCGTACTTTATCCCCTTGTAGACGATGGGCTCGCCGTTGCTCTGCACGTACCAGCCCACGGAGAACGGCTTGCTGCTGCCCCAGTCGAACGCGCGGTCCATGCGCCAGGCGCGCGGAATCTTGCCGTAGGGAATACTCGGCACGCAGTGCACATCCTCGCGCCAGATGTCGTCGAACATGCCGCCGGAGGTGATGTCCCACGAGCCGTCAACCCACGCCGCCAGCTCGGCGGGGTTGCGCGCCGCCATCTTGATCTTGTCGATGTAGCCGGGATCGGCGTCGAGCAGAATGCGGTTCTCCTTCAGCAGCGCGTTCAGCGCGACGCGTTCAGGCTCCAGCTTGCCGTCCTTGCCCACCGCGTCGCGGATCACCTTGCCGAACATCCGCGGGATGCGGAACCGCGCCTTCACGTTGTTGTGGTTCGGGCCGTAGGGGTTCGTCGTCGCGCGGTACATGCGCGGAATCGACTTGATGGGAGAACGACAACAGGACATCATCAGCAGGTAGAGCTTCAGGTTGTTCCAGTTGCACAGCTCCTCCCAGCCGATGAAGGGATAGGCGTGGCCGTGGTAGGACGCGTAGTCCGACTCCTTGTTCATGTGCCGGAACAGCAGCTCCTCGCCCCCAGGAAAGGACCACTTGTGCTCGGTGATGTTGTACACCGCCTGCGGGAATATCTCCTTGAACAGGATCTTCGACTTGGTGATGACGTCGGACAACTGCGGGTAGGTCTGACGGAAGATGACTCCGCGCCACTCCGCGCCGTAGCCTTTTCCGACGTGCTGGAGGTAAGAAACAAGCAGCGCGATCGTCTTGCCGGGGCCGCGATTTCCTGTCAGCAGGCACTCGAAGACCGGGCACGAAAGATAGTGCGTCTGCGTGCCGGGCAGCGGTGCCCAGGCCGCCTGCTTGATCTTGCCGTTCTTCTTGTAGTACGGACGAAGCTGCCCCTCAACGTCCCTCGCCCAGAAGAAGCTGTCGTCCAGCGGCGCAACAGGCATACGCTACTTCGTCTCCATCAAGAACCCCGCCGCGCCCGTCAGCACCCCGGCCGCGATCATGTCGCGATAGTCGCGCGAAAGGTCGGTCAGGCCAAGGACCGTCGTGCCGATCTGGCGCGAAGACGACTGGAACGAGACGAAAATGCCAAGATCGGGCAGTTCCGCCGTCTCTCCCGCATCAATCCAGTCCGCGATCTCGCGCAGTCGCACGGCGATGGGGCTCTTGCCCCCTTCCCGCTGCTCGTCGGTTAGCGGCGCACGCGAGCCAAGGGATACGACGCGATCGGTCATCAGCAGACCGTGGTAGGAAGTAGATCAGGACCGCCGCGCAGAACATCAGCCCGATAGGGTTCAGGAAAGAGCGGAGGCATCAACGCAGGTTGCCGCATCGGCGCCGGATGGTCGAACACATACTGCAAATGCTGCCGGATCATCGCCCATTGCGCCTCGGTGGGCGGCGCAACATCGCCATCGGGCTTCAACTCGCAGAACCCCTGCAGCCAGTAGCAGAATTCCTGCGCGTTCACTTGATCAGCCTCACCGATTGTGTTTCGTGTCCCTTCCGCCACGCCGCCTGCACCTCGGCGTCGCTCAGCGCCAGGTATTCCCGGTACTTGCCCCACAGCACATGCTGTGGCAACGTCGTCCGGTCGGCCAGGAAGCAGATGAAGCTGTCGATCTCGCCGCGGTCCTCGGGGGACAGGCGGCGCGCATGGAGGCTCATTTGCCGTTCAGCACTTTGTTCGCCTTGGCGCGGATCTTCGCGGCGGCCTCGTGGGACAGGTTGCCCTTGAGTTCCTGCTGCGTGGCGCGGGCTTTTGCGGCAATGGCGTGATTTCGATCCTGAACCGGGTAACTGCGATTCGCGCCTGCGAAATCCGACTTGGGCAGTGCGTTGCGCTTCTTCGTGGTCAACGTCGCCATACTGTTCTCCTACCGCTTCCGTGAGCCGCCGACCGTCACCTTGCCGCCCTTACCCGCAGGCAGCAGCGTACCGATCGGCTTGAGGTTCTTCTGCTGGTTGGGCATCGGACGGTTGCCGAAGTTCGGCATGGCGTGGGTCTTGGTGGTGGTTTTCATGGCACGTCCTGATGATGTAAAAGCGACGCTGCGTCCATGATTTTTCTAAAAATCATGGACGCAGCGTGGGTTACTTCTTCTTGCTCTGCTTCGCCATCAGTTTCGCGCGGCCCTTCGCAAGGCCGGCCTTCTGGGCAGCGTTCATTTTCTTCGCCATGACTTCAATCTCCAAGTGGTATTTGCTGCAGGAACCTTGACTTTACTACCGAAGTTGTCGAAACGCTAGGCAAAACGCCTACTGGAGACATACGTAGTCGAACGTCGCCCCGGCGAGTCCCGTCTGCGATACGACGAGCGCCGTCGTGCTCTCGGTGTACGACAGCGCGTTGACCAGGGACATCGCCTGCTCGGTGACGTTGCAGTGCGGAGCTGTCGCATACGCCGTACCGAAGGTGACGGTGCAGCTGGTGGCACCCGTCCCCGCGGTGATCGTCCCTGCGTGATCGCTCTGCGTGCCAGTGGTCGTCGGCGAGCTGCCGCAGGACGATACAACGGGGGTAGAAGTGGGTGTGACGATGTGCTTCGATACCGCATTCGCCTCAACGATCTGCAGGCGCGTGGTCGAGGGGTTCGCGTAGAACAATGAGCCGTCGTACTCGACGCCGCCGGCCACCGCCGTGGTGTTCAGCGTGCCGCTGGTCATCTTGATCGGCGTGATCGTCGTGCTGCCTGTGGCGAAGGTCGTCGGCGCATTGATATTTAGCACGTCCAGCGTGTTGCCTATGGTCACCGTCCCCGTCGAGGTGCCTGTGTTCAGGCTGGTGTTGAAGTTGCTGCTGGAATTGAACGAGGCGACGCCTCCTGTTATCGTCTCGCCCAGGGAACCCACGACCTGTCCGGTCGCCGTGACGGTGCCGGAGTAGCTGACCTTGAATCGACTAGCGCCGTCCGCTTCCAGGTTCAACAGGTCACCGCTGGTGTGTGCGTTGACGCCCAGGTAGGTGCCCGACGACCCCCATGTGGCTGAAGCCGTGGCGGCCGTGGGCTGCACAAGCAGGAGTGGGAAGTTGGTGGTTCCTGAGCCCGCCGCGTAAACGGTGCCGGTCCACAGCGACGCGGGAAGAGACGCTGCACCAACTGTTGATACAGTGAAGGCGACCGAGGGGGATAGATAGTCGGTACTGGCAGTCGCTGCGGTGTCCGCGCTGCCTGCGCCCGCTCCCTTGCGCAGCCCGGTAACGCTCGCTGGAAACCTGGTGTCGTTGCCCTGGGCAGCGGTATTCGACCCGGTGCCGTACACCACGTCGGCGGTGATCGTACCGCTGCTGGTGACCGGCGTGCTGCCGACGCTGATCGTACCGCTGGGGCTCGACAGGCCCACACTGGTGACCGATCCTCCCCCACTGCTCCCTGACGGGGTCTGCCATGTTGCATGCGCCGAATCGACAGCTTGCAGCACCTGGCCCGCAGTCGGCGCTGTAGCGGCGCTGACATTGACAGCCGTAGTCGCTGAGTTCAGTGCGTTTGCTGCAGCGCTCGTGCCTGTCGTATTCGCCGCATTATTCGGGACGTCGCCCGAGACTAGCGCTGGTAATTGAGCATGCGGTAACGTTCCAGTGACCGATGTAGCGCCCAGAGCGAGAGGTGTCTGCCCCCATGCGGTCGAGGTAGTACCGATGGTGATTGCACCGGATGTCGTCATGCGCCACGTCGAACCCGAGTAGATGGCGCCCAGTCGCACGAATTCCGTTACGAACTGGAAGGCCTGTGTCGTACCCGCATTGGGGTACCAGGGAGGGCGCGTCCAGGAACCGGACTGCATGATCCAGGGGCCGTTCTGTGAAGCCGTGGTCTGCGCAACGCACAGGACAATGGTTGTGCCTGCAGTACCCGCGACGCTATCGATGGTCTGCGCACCGCTGAGAGTCACGTTGCTCGCCGCGACGAGTCCGGCCGAGGGCTTTTCGTAGAGGCTCAGGCTCACGTCGGTCAGCGACGGGATCTCGGCCAGCTTGAGCTGAATGCCCGATGTCAGGCCGGCATAGCCGCTCGCCGCGTCCTTGTTCGCCGTCTGCTCGACGCCCGAGACATCGGTCGCCGTCAGGCTCAGCGACAACTTCGCCGCGGAGGCGGGACAAGCGGTGGGCGACGCCGTCGAGCCCGTGCAGTTCCCGACGATGGTGTTCGCGGGCTGCGCGACGACGGCGGTGAGCGGGGTCGTTCCAGGGCGGATCGTCGCGCCGCTGATCGTGCCTGCTTGACCGAGCGCTACGAGGGGGAGGAACAGCGACAAAACGACGAGATATCGCATCTTCATGGAGGTTCGGCCCAGATCGACGGCGGGTGTGGGCCGATTGTACGCGCTGAAGGTGCTGCGCGTCAGCCCGCGAGCG